GGATATCCTGTATTAGATGTGGAACTAGTTGACAAAATGATATATACTTGTTTTGAAGAAGCCGCAATGACATATGGTTCACAAGTAAATCAATTTCAAGCTCGTGAACATATGCTCACGCTTCAGGGATTAACAACAGGTAGTACATTAACTCAAAAAAATATAATTGGAACACCATTACAACAATTAGTACGTATTGCGTCTGATTATGGTACAGAAGCACAATCTGGTGGTGATGTACGAGTTAAACAGGGATATATTTCTGCATCAGCATACACCCAATCATATGATTTAAAAAGATTGTGGTCGGATGTACACGAAAGTGGAAAAGCAATTGAAATTCGTCGTGTGTATCATTACATGCCACCCGCAGTTGCTCGTTACTACGACCCATTTGCAACCACGGGTCTTGGGTTAACAAACTTGATGAGTGAATTTGGATTTGACGGATTTTCACCACCAGTGACATTCGTGATGATGCCAGCATATGAAGATTTACTCCGTATTCAAGCAATTGAAATCAACGATATGATACGTAAGAGTCAATATTCGTTTGAAATCTCGGATAATGTTATTCGTTTTTCACCAATCTTTAAGAAAGAAGCAACCGTATGGTTTGATTATATGGTGGTGGATGATAAGAGTGGTGCAAACAAAACGTTTAATACGGGAAGTAATATCATAGCAGATTATTCAAATATACCATATAGTCATATTCCATATTATACAATTAATTCTATAGGTAAAAACTGGATTTTTAGATACACATTGGCATTAGCAAAAGATACATTAGGTAATGTCCGTGGTAAATATGATAATGTACCTATCCCAGATCAAATAATTAAGTTGGACGGTGATGTTCTTCGTCGTGAAGGTAAAGAAGAAAAAGATTTACTTATCAAAGAAATTCGTGATACATTAGAACAAACTGGCTTACAAGCACAAATGAAAAAGCAAGCTGAAAATGCAAAGATGATGCAAGAAATGTTTGCAAAAGTTCCAACTTTAATTTATATCGGATAATATGCCACGTTTCGTATCTCAGAAAGACTTTAATTTTTTTCAACATATCAATCGTGAATTAATTAGTGATGTAGTTGATGTGGATGTAGTCTTATATAAGATTGCATTAGAAACAACTGCGGTAAACTTATACGGTGAAGCAACCGAAAAGGCACGATATACTGGTGTGGAATTAAAGTCACTTGTAAAATTTCCAAAAACTATTTCAAGTACAAAAGATGGATTTGGTGCAGATGTTGACCAGAACGTTGAATTTAGATTTGTTCGTGCATTGTTAGAACAAGTAAGTACATATCCTGAAGTTGGTGATATTATTTACTATGATGAATCATATTATGAAATTGATAATGTAAATGATACACAACTTGTCGCTGGTCAACCACAATACACCACATCAATTTTATGTAACGCTCACTTAACTCGTCGTAGTGGTATTCAAATTGAGGAGGCTAACACCTAATGGCCGACTATAGTAATAGAAAAGCAACTGATAAAATCAAACAAGTAGTTGACAATATAGTTCCAACGGAAAATCAAAACCGTGGGTACGATACAAAAACCGAATCGGCAGACCCACCGATTACGGTTACCTTGATGACTATTGATGAAACTCTTATAAAATATTTAACCGGAAGAATTGAACCTATAGTTTCCCAAGATGGGAAATCCATAAAAGTACCAGTTATTTACGGAAATCCCGAACGATGGAAAAGTGTTCAAAAAGATGGAGTCTTTCGTGATAATAGGGGGAAGTTGCAACTACCTATCATTATGATTCGTAGAACGGGATTGAAAAAGAACCTACAGCAAAATTCTCCAGTTAACAAATATTTAGAACGTGAGTTTGAAACGGGATGGAATAAATACAATCCATACGATAGATTTGCTGCAGTAAATGGGATTAAACCAGTTAAAAAATACATTACAACAATAACACCAGACTATTTTGACCTTACATACGAATGTATGATTTGGACTGAATATATGGAGCAAATGAACAGAGTTATTGAACAGGTATCATTTGAAGATGATGAATACTGGGGTGATAGAGGGAAATATAAGTTTAGAACTCGTATTGACGAGTACAAAACTGATACCACACTCCCTAATGTTCAGGATAGATTGGTAAGAACTACATTCACTCTAAATGTATCTGCATACCTTCTTCCTGAACGTATGGTCAACAAAACTGGCCAAATTATGCAGACCTCACAAGAACGATTTTCGGTCAAAAAAATTGTCACTTTTACTGAAATAGAAGAACGTTAAAACTAGTGTTTGACCAAAATAATCTATATTTATAATACGAGTACAAATGTATATAAGGAGGTTATATGAGTGAAGTAAAAAAGATAACAGATGAAGAATTATCATCTGTTAAAGGTTTGCGTGAAGAGATTATCGGTGTTATATCCACAGTTGGTCAATTGAAATTGACACATGATTTGATGGAAGAAGATTTAACATCTGTAAAATCTAAACTAGCAGATGAAATAACAAAATACAAAAATTTGTTATCAAAAGAAAAAGAATTGGTTGACGAATTACTAAAGAAGTATGGAATGGGTTCTTTGGATGTTGAAACTGGTGTATTCACCCCTGAAAAATAAGTAATATTGGAGATTCCGTATGGCAGCAGAACGCATTGTTAGTCCTGGCGTTTTCACACAAGAACGTGACCTTAGTTTCCTAGAACAAGGCGTTGGTGAAATTGCTGGTGCATTTATCGGTCCAACACCAAAAGGACCAGCATTTATACCAACCGTTGTTACAAGTCAACAAGATTTCGAAAACAAGTTTGGTGTAGATAATAAGTCATTCTTAGGATTGACTGTAAAGAACTATCTCCGTGAATCAGGACGAGCAACTGTTGTTCGTGTTCTTGGTCTAGACGGATACAGTAACACAAACCACACACCAGCAGTTCTTAAAGCATCTGGTACAAGTGGTTCATTTGTGTACGCAATCATTCATCCTACTGTTTCTGGTAGCGACATTACAGGAATAAGTGGTAGTGGAACATCAACAAACTTTAGTGTGTTCTATACCGCATCTGTAGTTGGGGCTACATCTGCAACATCACTAACATCAACTACCGCAGCAGGTGGTTATGTTGGAAACTTTTTTGGATTTGGTCCAACTGGTGCAAAGGGTGGATACATCTACGGCATCTTCCCAGAAGCAATCACAAGTGGTGGTGCATCTGTGAGAATCGAAGCAGAATTAAGTGCTGATTTGTTAAATTTCAGTGGTAGTGCAAACGGAACTTATAGTCACGCTTCTACTCCTTGGATTCAATCACAACAACTTGGTAATGTAAATCAAAACTTGTTCAAGGTACACACATTAAGTGACGGTACATCTGCAAACAAGCAAGTTAAAGTTAGTATCCTTGGTCCAAAGAAAGCAATTGTATCTGGTGCATACGGAACCTTCACACTTCAAGTACGTGATTTTAACGATACCGATGCAACACCAAGTGTATTGGAACAATATGATAACTTAACACTAAATCCAGATGATGCAAACTTCATTGCTCGTCGTATCGGTAATAGTGCACCTGTAACAGATCCAAATACCGGTGAACGCTATTTTGAAGGTGACTTTAGAAATAATTCAGCATATATTCGTGTTGAAATGGCAGATGGTTCAGAAAATGTATCAGCAGATGCATTACCATTTGGATTCGCAGCATTAAAGTCACCTCTTGGATACTCTGGTTCAGCAGTACCAGCACCAACATACATTACATCAAATTGGATTTCTGGTAGCTCACGTGGATACAGTACTACAGCAACATACAATAGTAATGCATTCTACGGATTTGAATATACAGATGTTCCAACAACAAATATGTCATACTTAGCACCACTTCCAAGTGGTTCAGTAACTCGTGGTTCAGATTTCAATCTTGAAAATCTACCATCAAATGAATTGTATGACGCAACAGGAACAAATAAGACAGTTGCACAATATCTCGCTGGTAACGCACCAACATTGGCATCATCACTTAAGTTCACAGTACCACTTCAAGGTGGATTTGATGGTGACAATCCAGCAAAATTAATTAATATGTACGATGGTATTACATCAACAAATACACAAGGATTTGACTTAAGTACATCAACAAGTGCAGGTTCACGTGCATATAAGAAGGCATTGGATGCAATTTCAAATCCAGATGCATTTGATATTAACTTGTTAGTATTACCTGGTGTTATTTACAATGACCATTCATATATTGCAAATTACGCGTTGACTGTTTGTGAAACTCGTGGTGATTGTTTCTACATCATGGATACTGTAGGCGCAAGTGCAACAGTAACAGAAGCAGTTAATACCGCAGCATTAATTGATAGTAATTACGCAGCAACATACTATCCTTGGGTAAAGGTGTTGGATACAGATACAAACAAGTATGCATTTGTTCCACCATCAGCAGTTCTCCCAGAAGTATACGCATACAGTGATAACACTTCAGCAGAATGGTTCGCACCAGCAGGTTTAAATCGTGGTGGAATTCCAGGAGCAGCAGGAGTTAAGGTTCGTTTGGCACAATCACAACGTGATTCGTTGTACGAAGGTAAGGTCAATCCAATCGCACAATTCCCAGGACAAGGTATCTGTGTTTGGGGACAAAAAACACTTCAACGCCGTTCATCAGCACTTGACCGTGTAAACGTTCGTCGTCTCCTCATCACCGTGAAGAAGTTTATCGCAAGTTCAGCACGATTCCTCGTATTCGAACAAAATGTTGAAACAACTCGTCGTCGTTTCCTCAACATCGTAAATCCATTCTTGGCAAATGTCCAAGAACGCTCAGGTCTTTACGCATTCCGTGTAATTATGGATGAAAGTAATAACACACCAGATGTAATTGACCGTAATCTCTTGGTTGGCTCATTGTATCTCCAACCAACAAAGACCGCCGAATTCATCAAGTTGGATTTCAACATCCTTCCAACTGGTGCAACATTCGCTGGTTAATAGGTTATATTTTTAACTTACCGACTATTTATAAGAAATCTGTTAGGAGATACAAATGGCAAACAACATAATACAAGAAAATGAAATTTTCTTTACCGCGTTTGAACCAAAGGTCAAGAATCGTTTTCTAATGTTAATCGAAGGAATCCCAGCTTACATCGTAAAGAAGGTAAGCAGACCAGAAATTCGTCAAGATACTATCAAGGTTCCACATATCAACACCGTTCGTTTCATCAAGGGTGTTTCTGTATGGCAACCAATGACCTTGACACTTTACGATCCTGTAGTACCATCTGGTGCACAAGCAGTAATGGAATGGGTTCGTTTACATCACGAATCAGTCACAGGTCGTGATGGATACGCAGAATTCTACAAGAAGGATTTAACCCTTCAAGTTCTCGGTCCAGTAGGTGATAAGGTTGAAGAATGGATTATCAAGGGTGCACAAATCACACGTGCAACATTTGGTGATTTAGAATGGTCAGATACAAGTGATAACGTAGCAATTGAATTAGAAATCCAACCAGATTACTGCGTATTGAACTACTAATAATTGATAAAAACAGAAGGTGTGTCCCACTGCTTGATACTTATATAGAGTATAATTGGGCAGTGGGACATTTCCTTTTTGGGTATTTATTATGGCAGAACTTACCGAATTTAATGTTGGACAAGGTGAAACATTTCGTATAGCGGCAACCATCATTGGTGATAGTGGTAGCATCCCACTTAATATAACAAATTATACGTTTAGTGGTCAAGTTAGAGAAAACTACACCACGGATGAAGTCGCTGCCACATTTACCATAACAAAACTACCACCATTTAATTCTGGGTCGGTTATGGTAGAGT